AAGTTATGCAGGAGGCAGCAGCATAAATATTCATGTTGAAGATTTGCAGCCAGCAACCTTGCAAGCTTTAGAGCGTTTTGCTCGTCAATTCGAGTACGGCAGCTTTAACGGCATGGAAGATATTTACGAATACAACAACGTAAATGATGACTTGCCACAAGTGAGCTATGTCTTTGTTAACAACAATATCAGCAATGGTTTACGTCAAGCGATTTGGGATTTTGCAAGGGGCTATTACAAAGGTTTAGAGAATGCTCCTGCCGATGCGATTGAAGCTGGCAACTACTATTGCCCAAACTTTGATCGTTACGGTCAGCAAGTAGTCTATCGTTTGTTTGCTGGTGGTTATATGCAAAACCAATACTGGGACTTCGTAAACGGAGTCGAGGAGGACTTGGCTGCATGACCACTGACACCAAGAAACGAAACCGAGGGGGGATGGGATACGTCCCCGCTGCTCATGAGATTATTGAGTCACGAGGGCATTTATCCCAATCCAAAGCAGCCAGTTTGATCTATACTACTCAAGCAAGATGGAGTAATTACGAAACTGGTAAAAGCCGAATGCACCCGGCTCATTGGGAGCTATTCCTTATAAAGAAAGGAGAAGAAAATGCCTAAAAAAATGAGTTTTGAAGAAGCTCGTGCCAAGTGGCTTAAAGAGCTAAATGGTCGAGACATGGCTGAATATGGCAATGATCTTGAAAAAGAGCAAGACGCAAAAGTGGCAAAGCTTATGACTCCTGAGTATGTAGCTCAGTGGGGAAAAGCCAAAGAAGATGCCAAAGGCAACTAAGAAGGTAAACGGGATAGTCGGTAAAGCATTACGACCTAATGCAAGCATTGCTGCCGACTATGCTAAGCCAACAGTCGATTTGATCGGCTTGATGTCTCGAGACGTTGAAAGACAGCTAAAAAAACTATTTAAAGAAAACAAGTTCGGGTTTGCTGAGGACGCTTCAATCTCCAGTCAAGCCCGGATTCTATTGAACTGGCTGCTGCTCAAGTGGTCAAAACGCTTCAATGAGGTCGCTAAGCGATCAACGGAGCGCATGATAGAGCGCACTATCCGCAACTCAGCCGTAACGCTGGGGCTGTCATTAAAGGACGCTGCGGAGGATTTTAAGATCGATACTTCCTTCAGGAATGCTCAGATCAACGATGTAATCAAGGCAAGCACTCAAGAAGCTGCAAACCTTATCAAGGTAATTCCGCAAAAGTATCTAGCCGAAGTCCAAGGTCAGGTCATGCGAAGCATTACAACTGGAAAAGGAATGGAAGATCTTGTCCCCTTCCTGACAAAAAAATACAATGGCAATATTCGTCATGCGAGGAATGTTGCATTGGATCAGACTCGCAAGGCTTATCAATCGATTAATACTTCAAGACTTAAAACGCTTGGAGTTAAAAGCTTTATATGGATACACTCCGGTGGAGGTAAAGAGCCTCGGGTGAATCATATTAGAATGTCGGGTAATGAGTATTCATTCGACAATCCTCCCGTAATTGGGGTAATGTACGGGGAAGAAGTGCGGGGATTACCCGGTGATTTACCAAATTGCCGTTGTATATGCAAGCCAGTCATCAACTTTGATTTAGAGGATTAAATATGAAAGATCAATTAAATGCAGTAGAGTCAGCGAATATGAGCATTGCTAATATTGCTGGTATGGGCGAATCTGCCCAAGCTGAAGGTGTTTACACTTTCCGTTGCTTTGAATATGAAAATGGTCCATTGCTATGGGAACAAACTATTGACAACGTAGTTTGTACTGTTGGTAAAAACTTGATGCTGCAAACAGCTTTGACTGGTTCAGGCTATACAGTAGTTGGTCCTTACATGGGCTTAATCTCTAGCGTTTCATATACTGCGGTATCTGCAGCAGACACAATGGCTTCTCATTCTGGCTGGACTGAAGCTGGTTCTACTAACGCTCCTACATTTGCAGCACGCATTGCTCCTAGTTTTGGTACCGCCACTGCTGGTGCAATCTCTACTAGCTCTGCAGTTAGCTTTACAATGACTGGTNCAGGTACTTTAGTTGGCGCATTCATTACNTATGGTACTGGCGCAGTGACTACTTTGATGAGTACTGCAGGTACATTACTGTCTGCTGGCGCATTTACTGGTGGCAATCAGCCTGTTAATAGCGGTAACGTAGTGCAAGTTACTTACTCACTAAGTCTATAAGGAATCAATCATGTTTACAAAAGGTCAATCCGTAACTCAAGTATTGCCAGCAGCTATCCAAGGTGAAGTAGCTGGTTTTTCTTTAGACCAAGAAACAGGCACAGTGTTAGTTCTCGTAAGCTACACCGATGCTCAAAACGAAACACAAAGTCGTTACTTTCAACAGCCCGAATTAACTGCATCTTAATAAGGCTTCATCATGACATTCATAGTCGCAGATAGAGTCCAAGAAACAACTAACTCCCCCGGTACAGGAACAGNTACCCTACTAGGTGCAGTTAGTGGCTACCAATCTTTTTCTACAGGCGTTGGTATCAATAACACTACGTTTTATGTTATTGCAGACCAATTAGGTACTAATTGGGAAGTAGGGCTTGGCGCATTAAACTCTACGGGAACAGTATTAACCCGTACTACGGTTTACTCCTCATCTAACGGTGGAAGTACAGTTAACTTTGCTACTGGTACTCAATACGTTTGGTGTGACTATCCCGCTTCTAAAGCAGTGCTGGCATCTAATAATCCCGGTACATCAGGTCAAGTACTAACATCTGGTGGTGTAGGGGTTGCTCCCTCTTGGGCAACGGCAGGCACAGTAACCTCTGTCTCCGTAGTCTCTGCCAACGGACTTGCTGGTACGGTTGCCACAGCCACTACAACCCCCGCAATCACGCTCTCCACTACGGTAACGGGAATCACGAAGGGCAACGGTACGGCTTTATCTGCCGCGACCGCTGGTACTGATTACTCTGTGGGAACCTCTGCCCTCGGTACAGGCATTGTCAAAACCACAACGGCTACAGGTGCGCTTACTGTTGCGGTTGCCGCAGACTTTCCAACGCTGAACCAGAACACTACTGGATCAGCCGGAAGTGTAGTTAATGCCTTGACTATCGGTACAGGACTAAGTGGTACGAGTTACAATGGTTCTGCAGCAGTAACTATTGCCAATACTGGTGTATTAAGCTTCTCAGCAGGCACAACTGGTCTTACACCTAACACAGCTACTACTGGTGCCATTACTGTTGCAGGAACATTAGTTGTTGGCAATGGCGGTACAGGTTTGTCATCTTATACCGCAGGTGATTTACCTTACTATGCGTCTGGCACAGCATTGTCTAAACTGGCGATTGGAACCTCTGGTTATGTTTTGACTTCAAGCGGAACAGCACCGCAATGGACTCAATTATCAACAATTGGAGTAACCACATTTAGTGCAGGAACAACTGGACTTACGCCTTCATCAGCAATAAACGGAGCGGTTACTCTTGCAGGAACTTTGGCAACTACAAATGGCGGTACTGGACAATCGACAGCTGCAGCAGCTTTCAATGCGCTCTCCCCTATAACTTCTGTAGGGGATTTGATTCTTGGCAATGGGGTCAATAGTGCCACTCGGCTGGCTATCGGTCTTAATGGGCAAGTACTAACTTCTAATGGTACGACCGCTTCTTGGCAGACAGTGACGGGCAGTGGCACAGTAACCTCTGTATCAGGTGCGGGGGGGGCAACTGGACTAACGTTAACCGGTGGTCCAATTACCACCTCTGGTACATTGACACTGGGCGGAATCCTTAACATTTCCAATGGGGGTACGGGCGCATCTACCGCATCTGGAGCTATTAACGCCTTATTGCCCTCACAAACAGGAAATAGCGGAAAGATTTTAACAACTAACGGCACTTCAAGTAGTTGGGTGGCTTCTGGATCATCAGGGACAGTAACCTCTGTATCTGGTACTGGTACGGTTAACGGAATAACTCTCACTGGTACTGTTACTGCGGCAGGATCATTAACTTTAGGTGGTACCCTTAGCGGCGTGAACCTTAGCACGCAAGTTACCGGCACTCTGCCAGTAGCTAACGGAGGAACTGGAAACGCCTCACTTACTACTGGTTATGCACTAATAGGAAACGGTACGGGTCCGGTAGCAGGTCTGGCACCCTCTACGTCAGGTAATATTATGGTGTCCAATGGTACAACATGGACATCAGGAACCACTCTTGCAGGGAACTATCTTTACACTGGTTCAAATTATTTTCAAAATTCAACTTATATTGGCGGAACTTCAACCTCAACTACTTCGTTAGCATTAGGTACTGCGTCAATTAACTTTTATAGTTCTACAATAGGATCCAATGTAAATACTTCACTTTACTTTTCAGCAAGCGGATCTGCACTAGCAAACCAAACTTATGTGCTTACATTTAATAACGGGGGTTCACCTGCTTATGCTTATTCTTTCGCCGGTGATGGAACAGCACTTAAGACCGGAGGTGGTTCATGGGGAGCTATTTCAGATTCACGTCTAAAAACAAATATTACCCCACTTGTGGGAGCTCTCGAAAAAATCAATTCACTTAATCCAGTGTCTTACAACTGGAAGATCGTAAAAGAAAACGAACCTACAGTGGGATTTATAGCGCAAGATGTGCAAAAAATACTTCCCAATGCGGTAACTTCTCGCATACCAACTGAGGAAGAATCAGAATTTATAGTTGATGAAACAATGACTATCGGCTGGCAGAATGATATGTTTGCTTATCTTGTCGGAGCTATAAAAGAACTTACCGCTGAAATAGCTGAGTTAAAGAAAACATGACCGATTATGATGCCCTTGCCAAATCAGCATATAACAAGCAGCAAGCTATTAAACATTTGACTGCAACGATACCAACAACTTTACCAACAGCACCGTTCCCAGTGGGGACGTAGGAGCACACATGGCTTTCACTTGGTGCAAAGAAACTGATCCACGTTTACCGAACTGGCTAAACACGGTACTCAACCTGCCCCCGTTCTTGTTGCCGACAGAAGTGATTATCCCTCTCGTCTGCGTTGTGCTTGGCTTCAAACGTGCAGGAGCTTGGGTACTCGGCAAGATCGGGCGTGGTCCGGGAGTACCGGGACAAGGTACGATGTTCTGGAACGGTATCTTTGAAGTTCGATTCATGCTGCCGTTTTATATGAACTTCATGATCCGTTGGTCTGCCACCTCTAGCCCTTCCTACTTTCAATTTCAGTTTGGTTGGAAGCTGAACGGACGCTTTGCCATTGCTTTCAGGTTCTTGGATGATGCTTCTGCCGCTGCCGGTGTACTAAATGTAAATACAGACCAAGCAGGTGGATTTAACGAAGGCACAGCGTAATATAAGGCTTATGAAATATAGCATCGTAATACCTACATACAATAACTGCGAAAAATATCTAAAGCCTTGTATAGATTCAATAATCAAATACACGGATATGACTGATGTTGATTGGGCAGATTGCAAACAACGCAATATTGACCACCTTGAAATTCAGATTGCTAAAGGTGCCTACTATGCTGGTTTTGACTTAACCCCGTTTGAGGATGCAATAAAAGGTTAATATATAATTATCTCAAGCAATTTTGCTTAGAAAAAAAGGAAGAATCATGACACAAGTAACATTCGTATTTGAAGATTATGATGCAGCAAACATTGTAAATTTGCTAGGTAATATGCCTAATCAACACAATTTGTACCCTTTGTTTAAAAATGCCCAAGTGCAATTTGAAACACAAATGAAAGCATTGCAACCTTCCGAACCAGCTAACCCAGCAGACGAAGGTAATACTCCTACTTAAGGATTAACTATGTTTGGTAATTCCCCGTATTCCAAATCTGCGTTTGCGAGGAATTTAATCCAAAATTATGCAGTTACAATAGCAGAAGCTGGATCAGCAAATGATACAGTTTCTGAAAATAGTTCAGATCTTGTAACTCTTAGCGAAGCAGGATCAGCATTAGATACGCAGTCCGAATTGATGACTGCTACATTAGCTATTAGTGAAATAGGTAATAGCATTGATAGTCAATCTGAGTCTATGACTGCTCCAGTAGTTATTGCCGAAACAGGCAATGCTACTGACAATCAATCAGAGTCAATGGCTGCTTCAGTTATTATTACTGAGATTGGCAATGCTTTAAACGCTCAATCCGAGTCGATGTCTGCTGCGGTATCGATTTCTGAATCAGCTAGTGCAGTCGATACAGTTTCTGAAAATATGACGGCTGCCGTTTCTGAAGCTGGATCTGCTGTTGATACCGTAAGCCAAAACGCAACGACCCCTGTTTCAGTCACTGAAGCTGGTAATGCCGTAGATTCTCAGTCTGAATCAATGTCGGCTCCAATATCAGTATCTGAGTCTGCAAGTGCAATAGACGCTGTTTCGGAGTCTATGACAGCTCCGAATAGTGTTTCTGAATTCGGATCTGCATTGGATACGGTTTCAGAAAATATGACGGCTCAAGGTGTAATTGCCGAAACAGGATCTGCCGTTGATACAGTCTCTCAAAATGCGACAACACCCGTAAGTATTTCTGAGGCTGGAAACGCTACAAATACACAATCTGAAACGCTTTCTGCTCCAATTGCGGTAAATGAAGCAGCAAACGCAGTCGATACTCAATCTGAAACAATGTCTGCATCGGTAAGCCTTACGGAATCGGGCAATGCAGTAGATAGCCAGTCAGAATCAATGTCTGCTCCAGTTAATATCCATGAGGCTGGTAATGCTACGGATGCACAATCCGAAAATATGAGTGCTATAGCAACTATTAGCGAAGCTGCTAATGCTATATCCACCGTATCAGAAAATATGACTGCTGGCGTGTCTATAAGCGAAATAGGCAATGCTTTAGATGCAGTAACAGAGAATATGATTGCCTCAGTAACGGTTACTGAGACAGGAAACGCTCAAGATAGCGTATCTCAAAACGTAATTGCTTATTTGGCAGCGATTGAGACTGCCAATGCCGTAGACGTTCAAACCCAAAACATGATCGCTCTGCTGGCAGTAGCAGAATCAGGGCTTGCTTCAGACGCTGCAACAGAGTCAATGACGGCTTATCTGCAAATGGTAGAGGCTGGCAATGCTCAGGATTTAGTCATACAAAACATGACTGCCCCGTTAAATGTTTCGGAGGCAGGTTTAGCGCAAGACATTGTTAATCAAGTCGTTACGGCTTCGTTAAACATCAATGAAGCTGCAAATGCCCAAGATTCGACTAATGCCAAGAACTATGTCATAGTCACCGTAGTAGAATCGGGCAATGCAGTAGACGTTTATATTTGTGCTCCAATTTTCCAAAGATCGGATAAAGTTTGGCACGTTTCACCAAGACCGACAAATTGGCAAGTAGCACAAAGATTGGATTATTGGCACGTTTCACCAAGACAGGATTATTGGCAAGCTCATGAATAGTTACATTTTAGAAAAACGGACTTCAGAGGCAATCTATTACGATATTGATTGCACTTATATCCTTGACACCCTAGAAACCATTTCAGCCATTACTTCAGTGACTGCGGATCAGCCGGGTCTTGTAATAATTGGTCCAGCAATAAACCCAACCCCGATTACTTTTCCCGATAAACAAGTAGCTGCTGCCGGAAAGGTAATTTCAGTTCAAATTTCGGAAGGCATAATTCCTGCCCCACAAATCAATCAACTCTATACAATAAGAGCATTATTTACGACAACTGAGGGCAACACTAGGGAAGCCACTGTTTTATTGAACGTGACAGACATTCCTACTCAGACGGGGAGAATTTGCTAATGCAAAAAGACATGATCGTGGCTTATGCAGCAGGATTCTTTGATGGAGAAGGATGCGTCAACCGCTCTGCAAACAAGTCAGGATCTCCTTTTGTGCGTATCATGGTAGCAAACACTAACATTGAGGTTTTGGAGCTTTTCAAATCTTACTGGGGTGGAGATATACAAAAATCAAGCCGTAGCAAAGATCACTGGAAACAAGCTTACAACTGGAGGCTTGCAAATAGCGATGCCAGCACTTTTTTAAGGGAAATATTGCCTTTCTTGGTTATCAAAAAAGATCAGGCGAGTGCAGCAATTCAATTTAATGATATGCGACCCGGCAAAGGTGCAAAATGGCAAGAGCCAGCAAAAACACAAGCAATTGAATTGCTTAATAAAATTCGAGAAAAGAATAAAAGAGGAGTTGTTGTATGCCCTTAAAATCAGGATACAGCAAGGAAGTAATTTCAGAAAATATTGCTGAAATGATAAAAGCAGGACATCCTAAAAATGTTGCTGTTGCTGCTGCCTATTCCAATGCCCGTAAGTCTCATGGCGTTGACGAGCAAGAGACCGAGGAAACGAAAGAATCCCACAAACGGGATTTAAAAGAGGAGCCCGATTCAAAAATCGTGGCTTTTATTGTATATACGGACGATGACAAGATCCTATGGATGAAGCGCACCAAGGACGATACTTGGGGTTTTCCCGGTGGTCATGTTGAGGAAGGC